TACGTCAAGTTTAACGAACTGGAGGACTTTGCATGTTGCGGGTGGCTGATGACGAATGCGCTGGTGGACACGCACCACGGACAATGGGCGGCGCTGATGAAAGCCCCGGCGTGTCCGGGAGAACTCCCTTGGCCTCGCAAGTCGCCGGCAACCACTACGCCAAGCTCGCCATTCAGCCGGTCGAATACATCCTGAGAAACAATCTCGATTATTTTGCTGGTAATGTGATAAAATACATTACTCGCCACAAGTCCAAGGGCGGTGCCGAGGACATACGCAAGGCCATTCACTACTGCCAATTGATTTTGGAGCTTCAATATAACAAAAAAGATTGACATCTGCGGGCAACGCTTCGGCTCTCTGGTCGCCGTCGCCCCAGCCGGTCGCGATAATTTCAGCCGCGTTAAATGGCTGTGTCATTGCGACTGCGGCAAAAAAACGGTTGCCAGTTCCGGCAACCTTCGGACCGGAGCGACAAAATCCTGTGGGTGTCGGAAGCGGTCCGTATCAAGGCGACTTGATCTAACCGGCAGGGTATATGGCCGATTAACCGTTCTGTCCTATGAAAGAACGGACAGGGGGCACGCAAAATGGCGTTGCGTATGCGCGTGTGGGTCTGAGGTGATTGCTCCCGCAACTAGATTGCAACGCGGGAAGGTCAAGAGTTGTGGATGTCTCAGGAGAGACGGTCGCACCAACATTGTTGGTCAACTCAGGTGGGCCCGTACAGTGCGGGCTGTTGGCGGCGAGTGTTCCAAATGCGGATGCACATCAGAGCTTCATGCCCATCATATTTATTCAAAGGCCGATCACCCGTCCCTAGAGTCTGATTTTTCAAATGGCGCGGCACTCTGTTCTCGGTGTCACTTTGAGTTTCATTCTATATACGGCAAGCGCACCGACGCCATCATGCTTTGCCGGTGGCTCGCGCTAGACCCACTTGCTTCCGGCGTTTTGGAGTCCTTCATAGGCTGGAAAGATAAGGGCGGCGTGGAGGATTTGAAAAAGGCGCGGCACTTCCTCGACATCCTGATCCATCATCAGGAGCGATGATGTTGCGTTAGCGGTCGCTGCTATCGGGTTGTCAGTAGGTTTTCAGGCTGTGCCGTCTATAGGCTTTGCTGTTTGCTCAATCATAGCCGAACTGGCCTCATATTGTCGGCTGCGGTTGTTCCGCGTTAGCGATATGTGTCGATAGTCGCGACACGTTTCAGCGTCATGTCGAAAAACCACCCGATTTCGTCCATTTTCCAGCATGTCGCTGCGGTTGTTGCAGTATCGCTCTTGCACCGACTGTGCGCGGCTTCATCAACCGCATCCCGCCGCACCACTCTGGCGAGCTACAATGAGACATCCCTGACGCGCGGCAGTCGGGGCAGTAAAGTCCAGATGGGTTGTCGGATGCCGGGGCGTCGGCCCTCGGCTCAGCTTCGAGATAGTCCCAGGCGGCGCTCATTGTCCGTCCTTCACATTTGGCTGTTTAGTGACGGTAATTGGCGCATGGTTTCCGTAGCCATGCCCGACACATTTCCAGACGCATTGTTCGTGGTAGTTTTTGCCCCTGACTTGGAGATATGTGCCCGGCATCTGGATCGCCTTCTTGCACCCGGCACAGGGCGCGGCAATCCAGCCGAGCGCGTCACTCCAAATCATCCCCTCTGGCGGCGGAAAGTCTCCGGTCGGCATGTGGTCACTCCATGTTGATAATCAGCGTTCGCGCTTTACTGCATTTCCTGTTCTGCGATGTGACAGAGGAAATCGCAGGACGGTTGGATTGGGTTTGTCGTCGGCCAGTCTGCCGGTATCTCGTCAATGAACCGGCGCTCGTCATTGATCCGGCATAGCCGCACGTCCAACTCTCTGGACAGCTTTGCCATGCGGTCAAAGTGTTCTGGAAACTGCTTGCGGACCAGCGCCCAATAGGCCGGACTGGTGGCTTTAACGCAGGGGATGCAGTTGTTGTTGTGAAACCCCATTGCGTACATGGGCGGCAACCGGATGCCCGCACGCTGGATCATGTCCAGACATGCAGCCTTTGTTATCCCGCGTTCGATCAGCGGCGTTTTGATCGTCAGTTCTGGATAGTTCTTGCGTAGGCGGTCGGCCCTGGCGGCGTCATCGGCGTCCGCCGTATAGCCGAACACATGCACATCATCGGGGCGCTGGAAGGCCAGCCTTGGCTTTACCTTCAATTCTACTGTGCAGCGCGCCCCCTCAATCCCGGCCAGCCAGCGGGTCTTTTCCCACACGTCCCAGGTATTGAGGTAGTCGTCCGACGCTATCCGGGTCGTCGTGCGCCCCCACCACTTTTCGCACTCGACCATAAAACGGTGATTGTCGGGATGCTCGGATAGCGTCTCACAATAGACCGGCTCCGCGCCCGTCAGTTTGACGGCGACGGCGGATGCGGCCCCGCAAGAGAACCAGCCGATTGTGCGTTGGTCAGTCATGTATCCCTATTGCGCTGTTAGTGCGCCACGTCAGTTAGCGGTTTTGCCGACACCGCAGCCGCAGCGCGGATAGCAGTCAGCTCGGCAGGGTCTGCCATGAACTTGTCTCGGTGCCGGCGCTTCGCTTTGGCGAGACCACGACGATCAACCTCAATAGCGCCGTGTTGAACTGCAAGTTTGCGCTTGGCTAGGCACACGTCGAAATGCGGATGGCTCAACGCCTGGAACCACTTTCGATCGACGCCGATTTTGTCGGCCATAGCGAGCAGTTCGGCCACGCTGTCCGCGAGCATGTGGCACATCTTCATGCGCCCATAGCTGGCACGCATGTCATCAACGTACACCGCCATTGGTGATCCTCTCGATCCAGGGGTGAATGACTAGAAAAAAGAAGAGGATGCCGGATACGGCTCCAAACCAAAGCCAGAAGGGCGGCGGTCCTGTTCCACGCATGTGCAGTCCCTATTGTGATGACGTTGACCGCGCCTGACGGGCGGCGTCCAGCGTGCGTTGAATGTGCTTCTGCACCGCCCGCCCAACGGCTGACTTCATAGTCTTGCCGATCATGGCCTTATGCGCGCAGCTCAGGCAGATGCCATTGTCGAGGGCACCGCTGCTGCGGCACTCGACGCACTTCCGGTCCATGTGGATCGTGATTTTGTTGTCAGTCATTGCCTTGCACCCCTATGCGTCCCAGGATCGCCCGGACCTGACCGGATGACTGACGAAAGCGAGCAAAATCAATGTGTGGGAGATACAACATTATATGTGAAAGCCACCCGTAGCGCGTTGATCTGTCTCGCCATCCGTCAGTCATGTCAGTCATCCGTGTTTAGCTGACGTTCCCGCCAGTTTTGTTCCTGCGATGTTCACTCCGAACACGCTGCACGTTCTGCGTCTTCTCGACTTGGTTGCGGCTGTACCGCTGGGTCATTTTGATGTCGGAGTGTGTCGCCGCGTGGCGGACGTGCTCCAGATCGGCACCCGCGTCGGTCGCCTCACTGATCGCCCCAGCGCGGCTGTCCATGTTGTAAACCGCGTCTGGGACGCCCGCGACGGTTGCCACCAGCCGCCAGAGCTTGCGGAACTGCGCCCCTCGAAATGGGATGCCCGTCGCCTCATAGACGACAATAGGTCCGGTCTTGGGGATCGACGGAAGGCGCTGCAACTCCTCCATGACCATCGGCGCAAGTTTCAGATCGACTTCAACGTCCTTTTGCCTCTTGGACGTGGTGTGACGCAGGATCAGGTTTTCGTCGATCTCGGACCAGCGGATGCCGCGTAGCCATTTGGTCCCGCCGTCCACGACCTCGGACAAGCCAGGCTCGCTGGCAGGCACCCATTCCCCGATAACGTCCTTCTGGCGAAGGATGCACTCGAACTGGAATGCCTGGGCTAGCGCCACGGACGGCTTACCGATCTTGTGAGCTGCGGCGCGGATCGCCACGACCTGTTCCGCCGTGATGCGCTCGGTGCGGGCCTTCGGCATCGTGAACCGCATGTCGCTCAGAAGCATCTTGAGCCGGGAGCACTCCGCGCTTTCGAGGATCGTCGCGCCGAAGGTCATCAGCGTCCGCACCATCGCGATCATGCTGTGAGCCATCGCGTGATGCTCCCGCTCGCCAACCCAAGCCTCGTGCCAGCGCATCAACGTGCGGGACTTGACCTCCACTAGAGGCTCGTCGCCGTGCTCTTGCTTGAGCCGACGCATCAGGTTTTCGTAGTTGTTGCGGCTGTTCCAGCGCAGTTTGTGGAACGGGGAATCCGGGTCGCGCTGATAGCACGCGATCAGGGTGCCTACGGTCCCGTCGAACGCGGGCGGAACATCAGGCAAGCCACCACGCCCCCACACCAGCATTTCACTTTGCAGGGCGCGGCAGCGGTCGGAGATGAACGCCTTGTCGATCTCGCTGGGCTCCCAGCCGATCAGGCAGATGGCAACGCTCTTGTTGGGGTAGCCCTTGCGGATCAGGTCCGTCCGGGCTTGCCAGCGGGCCTCCCAGCCGTCCTTGCGGGGCTTGAAAACAAGGCCGGGCGCATTCTCAATTTTCGGATGGTCAGGCATGGCTGCTCCTCCTCGGGGCTTCGATATTAAGCCCGTTGGTTCTGTCGAGATAAGCCTTAACCGCAGGCCAATATCTGCGGTTTCCCCATAAGGCTTGTCTCGGTGGAAAGCCTGCCTTCGCCTCAAGTTGCTGGATGACCGGCCTGGCGACACTCTCGGGAACGCCCAAACGCCGGATCAGCTCAGCATCCGTAAGGTAGAGCTTTTCGCGTTCTCGTTCAACAGTGTCTGCGCTTGGCTTGGTCATGTCTGTGAGTATCGTTTAGCTGTTAGCGGTTTCAGGTTCCCAGGAAATCCGGTGCATTTCCGTGGGACCGCTATGGTTCACGTCCCAGACGAACCATGCGAACGCCATCGCAGAACTGTTTGTCTTGGCGACCATCGTTCCGCGCCCGGCGCGGTGCATCATTGGGAGCCTGTTGCGGAACACATAAACGCGAGCGAGTTTTCCGCAGTCCAAGATCGACCGCCGCCTCTCGCTTTCGATGAATGCGAGACGAAGAAGCATCATTACTTTCGGGGCAAGCGTCAGCGCGTGGCCGACAAACTCTCCCGCCAGTTTGAAGGGCGGATTAGTCACGATGGCCCCGATGTGGGTTGGGGCAGAAAGCTCCATTAGAAAATCAACCCCGTGCTCGGAGTCGGGGCATTCGTAATTCACCAGATCTGTTGCATAGACTTTGTGCCCGGCATCTCGAAGCGTCCGCACGATGCTCCCAGGCCCGCAGGCTGGCTCCCAGATGATTTCCGGCAGCGCCTCGACACGCATCAGCGCCTTTGTGGCAACGGCTGGCGTTTCATAAAGGTCATCGCCCCTCTCGGAGAGGGCTGCCTTGGCGTTGCCGGTATTCAGTCCAGCCATGTGCGGTCAGCCTTTAGTTGTTATCAGCGGCGTTCATGATCGCCCGCCCGATGATTTCCGCGACCGCCGGGGCAACAGCGTTTCCGATGCCTCGATTTCGGTCCATCCCAAAGGAAACCCCATCAGCGTCTCGGTAAAGCTCGGATGGATTCGCCATCCGTGCGCGCCAACCAGCGCGTGAACTCTCGAAACCGTTGATTTCTTGTAGCGGCCTGTGCGGTCGTGCAGCGGTATCCCGAACCCGCGGCCGTCCATGCTTGCTGTCGGGGTAGGCCACAATGAACACTCGCTGTCGCATGTGTGGAGCACCAAGGGAGCAAGCGGATATAACCGACCACTCCGCGTCATACCCGATGGCGGCCAAGTCTCCGCAAACGGTTCCCATCCATCGATCAAGCAACGCTGCGACGTTCTCCACGACTGCGTATCTGGGTCGAACCTCGCCAATGAGGCGGGCAAATTCGGACCAAAGTCCCGACCGCTCGCCAGCGAGCCCAGCGCCGTATCCGGCTCGCGAAATGTCTTGGCATGGGAATCCGCCGCAGATGACATCAATGCCAATGTCTCCTGTTGCGGCGTTGGCAGCGAGGCGTTCGGCTGTGAGTGTTCGGACATCTTCGTAGATCGGGACCGCTGGCCAGTGCCTCCGGAGGACCGCTTGGCAGAACGGCTCAACCTCACAGAACGCGACGGTTCGCATTCCGGCTCGTTCAAGTCCGAGGGAGAAGCCGCCAATTCCCGAGAAGAGGTCGAGGACATTCATGTTCCTATCTGTCGTCCGCGCTCACTAGTCGTTCTTGTCAGCGTTAAGCAGAAGCAAGCGACCGCACAGCCGCCATCCGCGATGTGACAAGTGCCGTCTCGATAGGCTCCGCCTGCTTTCCGAGATTGATAGCCTCGTCAAGAATGGCGACGGCGATGGTGAAAATTTCGCGTTCGGCGTCGGCGGCGTCGGAGTAGGCGGCGGCGGCGTAGGCGTAGGCGGCGGCGTAGGCGGCGGCGGCGGCGGCGGCGGCGGCGTCGGCGTAGGCGGCGGCGGAGTAGGCGGCGGCCTTGGCGGCGGAGTAGGCGGCGGCCTTGGCGGCGGCCTTGGCGGCGTAGGCAGCGGCGGCGGCGGCGGAGGAGTAGGCGGCGGTGGAGTAGGCGGCAGCTTTCGCCTGTTCGAGCGTCTCGACCTCCGAGTATTGCCGCGCGGCGTCGTGCAATCCTGCCACCTTCATCGCGATTGGCAGGATGCGTTTCACCGTCTGCACGACAACGTGATCCGCGCGACGGCGCTCAATTTCCGGCGTGTCCGCCGTCCCGGCGAGCCGAACGACAAACGGCATCAGCAATTCCTGCCGCAGATCGTGAGGCATCGAGTCGTTGAGTTTGATCGCATAGGTGGCAATCACCCGCGAGAAGCACGGCGGGCAGTCGTTCGCGCTCGTAACCTCGCGGTATTCAAACCCTGCCGCGATGATCGCAGCTTCGTTGATGCACGTACCCCCGTCAGGGCCAGGAAACTTGTGCGAGCCGCCGAGAAGCTTCCAGTTCAGAATGTTATTCCAGTTCATGTGTCTCTCCTATCAATCAGAAACAGGCATCGCATGTGCAGTGCGGACGCTT